CAGAAGCAGCAGAAATCCCAGGCCAAATATCTAAATCAGGACCAGGGTTGTAAAAAGTCCAATAAAAGTTAGGGTAATTTTGATAAGAACCTGTTAAAACATAGTTTGGTTCAGTCACATTACCAAACATGACAAAAAACATTATTTTTCTATTACTAACATCATTAACAGCCGAAATTTTGTCTGGTTGAGAGAAGTTTAGAGTCTTAATAAAGGCTGATATTGACGTCGCTATGGGAGTAACGTTTGTCCCATCAGTCATATAAATATTATCTTTCCCAAGCCATACCATATTGTTTAAAACATTGGTGATAGCCCAGTGCGAAACTCCAGTAATACCACGTGAAATTTCATTATACTGGTAAATAACGTTATCCACACCAACTTCACTTGTGAAAGACCCAGCAACATCTAACCTGCCAATAGAATTGTCTTTTAATACCATTGGGGTTTGAAATGCTGTACCTAAACCAATTAAAACATCCCCAAGACCAGTATTTGAAATACAATCAATAAACCCTCTAGCTTGGTAAGATTCCGGCATTGGGCCATTTTGCTCAACAGCAGAGTATCTAACTCTATTTTGAAGAGGATGGGCAAAACCAGCCACAAATATTCTATTATTTACAGAAACAGCATATTTAACACCACCCCACACTGAAAGCCTTGTATTATCTATGACTAATTCCTCACCTAAACCGGCGTCAGGCTGCACAGAATCAAGGAAAGTAGAGGCAATAGGCCCTGAGGTGTCAAAGAACAGTAGGGGCCCATTTGCTGTCGTTCTATATAGATTAATAGTATCGGCAGTAGTAGCACTTCCAGGGGTGACGTTTATTCTTCGTCCTCCACCAACCCCAATAACAACTTGTAAAAGGTCACTAGGAGAAGATTCAGCTCCAGTAACAGAATTGTAGTAAGTATACACCCATCCATACTCAGCACCTACCAATAAACTCCCTGCAATGTTCCCACCGTCAGTAGGAGCTACTGAAGGTGGATCTATACCAATTTGCCTTGTAACAGCTCCATCGTATAAAAAATCATCAACTCCATTAAAATAGAAAAGAAGGTTTGAAAATTGAACTAAAGAAGGCCTTGCAACACTCAACCCAGAAATAATAGGCGCGACAGAAGTAGTAGCTACACCTAAAACGCCCGTTCCAGGAGAAGAACCCTTCCCAGCAACAACTACTTGAGAAGTTGAGTCATTTATTTGGAACTCAATCCCTCCATGGATAATTCTACTTCCCCAATCCACAGAAAAGACACTCTCATAACCAGATCTTGTTGTTACCGCTCCAGAAATAGTAATGTCAGCATTATCGGCTATTCTTAAAGCCGTAGAAGGCATGTTTGTAATGGAGTCCGTCAGATCAAGGCCAGTATAGGCGTTAAATATCGACTCTCGGTAAATATTATCTTTTAATTTTATGTCCTGTGACATTAATTATAAGGCGTAAACCATAAACGAGTATTCAAATCATTTGGAACCGCTACACCTAATTTTTCATTAACAGTTTCAAATCTTAAGTTTGATTCTTCATCTCGAATATCGTCGGAAATAGCCTTCCTCTTATCAATTTCGTAATATTGAGTTTCTTCTTTTCTTCTGGGATCTCTTTCTCTTCTAAGGCACTTACATAAACAAAACTGAAAAAATAAATCTTGGAGCTTGTAAGGAATTGGGAGGACAACGTTTGAGTTTATCTCCTGACCTATTACCTTGCCATCACAGTAAATTGTCTCAGACTGACCTGACATTGGAGTAGGGTATAACACTACCCCTTTATTACCAGAGGGGAACCAATAATTTGGATACCCTTGGCAAATCTGCCCTGGATCACCAACTCTTAAGTCTTGTAATTCAAATTTAATTAGTTTTCGCTGTTGTCCAAGAGTTTGTGTATAAACCGACTCAATATAGGTTGCGTCAGACTCAAATCCGAAATTTGCTGTGTTAATAGTATATGTAGATACGCCAGGTAATGATGTAAATTTAAAGTTGTCAGCGACTCCATTTTTGTAGGTAAACTTCCAGTCTGACTCAGCATAAAACTGTTCCACCCAAGCAGTCATGTTATTAACACATTGAGCCCTAAATGAAGCCGATGTGTTTCCTACAGTATCAACTAAATTATCTATAAACTGATCACGAGTAAATCCTACTATCGGTAGAGGTGACATATTTTCTCTCAAATTCTATTTTTTGCTCATAAGTCATGTAGTCATAATCCGAAGGGTTCCAACCAAATATTTTTTGAGCTTTATTTTTATTAATATAACCTTTTTGCCACAAACTCTTCAATGTTGTTCTCCACCCTCTAGCGATTATCCTTCCCTTATCATCAAATATATCACCTTCAGGGACTGATCCATGAGTGGTCCAACCAATGTAAATATCAGGGGAGCTATTATAGGCATCTAATAATCTCTTAGACTCTCCTGATAAGACTGATGAGTCTGTGTATTCATACCTTTCACCTCTTAAATATATCCCAGATGTGCCCATGGGGTTTAGCTCAACAACCCTATGCTTATCATCAACGTAAATTCTGGGGTTTAATTTATGAAGCAGGTATTTAAATGTGCTTAGATCCATTAAACAGCAACCAACTTTCTTGCTTTCTTAAAATTAAGAACCACTTTCTCACAATGATCAACAAACTCCTCAACACTCATCAAATGTTTGGCAAAATTACATTTCGAACAGCATGGAACAATATTACCAGTAACATAACCTAGAGATGAATTCAATCTATCTAAACCTATGGTAGAGATATCTGAATCACAAAAGTAACAAGGGCTTTGCCAAAAGTCTTTAAACTCTTCAAAACTTAGCTCAAACCCAATATCTCTAGCTTTAGCGCCATTTCTGATATGACGAAACTTACCCCATGGAGTGTTGTAATTGCCCTTAAACCACTCTTTCTGAGTGGCCCTATTAGCATTCCTCCATGCCTTACGAGCTTCTAGTTGCTTATCCCGAGTTTTCTCATAATAAGCTTTATCCCGCTCCCTACGAGAGAAATTACGACATGGATTACAAGCTCCCCAAAAATACTTTCCTTGCTCTAGCTTAAAATACTCTTGGGTTTTTGGGAGAATTTGAGTGCATATAGTACACTTCTTAAAGCCTTTTGGAACATCTAGATTCTTTGGAAGTTTATTCCTATTAACTAACTCCCATTTACGAATATAAATCTTCCTACATTGCTTACATCGAATATCCATTCCACCCTTATTCTGAGTTTTATAAAAGAAAGCCTCAGTTAGAGGGAACGATAATGAACAATCCTTACAAGATCTATTTTCCATAAATTAAAGGTTAATCAGGTTGGTGTTTTTAGTAACACCAACCTGAAAAACATAATAAATTCAACTACTTATCAGTATGCTGATCCGGCACGAACCTGCACGCCCCTCTCAGGGCCAAGGCCACCACCAAGATATTTAGCCGTGAATCCAAGAGATTTCCAACCAACCGTACCAACTTGATTGATAGGATCTGCGGATCCTCCAGAACCTTGAGGTTTGACAAATGTCTGCATGTTTTTAGCATCCAAAGACACAACACCGTAGCATTCTTGACCTAACACGATGTTAGCATAAACAGTCGCACCAGCAAGAGTACCCGTTGTTGTCGATTGAATGTTCTGAGATTCAAGAACACGGCAACCGTACACTTTACCAATCTCACCATTGAAAGGACGTTCGGCAGATGGATCGATATATTTATTCAAATCAACCCAAGATCCGATGTTCGTGTCGTTCATCATGTCACCACCAGAGGTGACATGCACAACGGACACATAGTCATTTCCTGTATGAGGAGTAACGAGAGCTTTTTTCAATGTAACAACAGCTTTTAAGATTTCTTTAGCTGTCATAACATCGTTAACACCAGTTTGAGCCAACGAAGCTTTGTTGTTGGCAAATTGGTTAGGGAGGTTTGCTCCAAGTTCATTCAAAACAAGGGTATCAAGAGTCAATGCACCTTGTTTACCAAGTCTTTCAAGAGCTGAATTGACCACAGGATCAATTGCAGTTGCTTCCAAAAGGTCAGAAATTTTCACCCATCCACCATATTGTTGGACGTTTGAAGTTACGTTGAAAGTTGTCAACGACTCTTCAGTAGGAGGAACACCTTCTACAAGGGGAGTTGTTGCAGCATTTAAACGGACGTAAGAAAGCCATTTTACTTGCGTACCAAAACCTCTAGGCATTGGGGTTTTCAATCCCAATGGAACCATTTGAAGGGTTTGATCAAATACGGTTAAAAGCTTTTTAACATAATATAAGTATAGATTGGCAGCATTTGTGCTGGTTGTCATCGTTGACATAAATTACCTCTGGACAAATCCAAGTTGTTTTTCGAGTTGTTCTAAGGTCATGTCTTCCGGGCGTGTTACAGAGGCAGAAGCTGGAGTTGGGGACTCAAAAGCAGCCGAAGCCACTTCTCGTCTCCTATTTTCAGCTTCTTTCTGGCCTACCAATTTAGCCTTGGTTACTTTATCACCAACAGATTCGGCAACAGCTAGCTTATAGAGTAAATCTATCGCTTGCGGTGATGCCAACATTGATGGTTGAACCATGGATCCATAAGTTTGCGCCAATTCAATCATCTTAGGTTCAAGTTCTTTAAACCCAGGATAATTCTGCTCATCATTCATTGCATTTTTATAGAACAAATTAGCATTGGCCATGCTCAACTGTTGTTGAATCTTAGCCTCTGTCCTTTGAGTTCTATTATATACCGCTAATTGAGGATCGATTTCCCATTCATTTTTGAAGATTTCATCTTCTGAAGGGGCAGTTTGCTGGGATTGCCCAATTCTTGACTCAAGATCACGGATTTGCTGTCTTTGACGAGTGTACTCTGATTGCACTTCCTCGTAAGCCTTGACCACGTCTTCCTGCGTTTTAAACTTACCCAATATAAGAGGTTGTTCCTGTGGAGCCTCTACTTTTTGGGGCACTTCTTCCTTGGCTGGAGCCACTTCTTGAGGTTGTTCCTTAGGAGCCTCTTCTGTGGTTGTTCCGAGCACTGTAGGGTCTAAATTCATATCTCTCCTTTGGGGATTATCCTTGCGGGTCCCCTATGTGTTGCTTTGTTCTTCTTACCGCCTCTTCATAATCGAGAAAAGATTGCTCGATTATTAAAAGGAGGGACTCAAAAGCTAAAAGTTCTGATTGAATTCTAATGATCTTACTAAAATCTTTTTCAACTTTCAAGCTTATGGTTAATGATTTTACTTGACCTTCAATAAACTCATTTAAAATCTTCCATCCTTTTGTAGCGACAAGTTCTCTAAAAGCCTCTCCCTGTTGGAGGACTTTTAAAATTTGGTCTGTATCTTCTTTTAATTGAGCGTCTTCTACAGGGGAGCCTGTAATGTCATCGGTTTTATCGTCCGGAATTTCCTGCAACATCAAAGCCTCCCTTAATTAAACTTGTGATGATCTTGGTTTTATTATTTTGAGCGTCTCTTTCTTGTTTCATTCCACCCTTAATCGCTTCAACAGTTGCCAACGTCTTTGTTTTTTCATCATGAGCTTGAGCTTGAGCCGCCATTTGTTGTTGAGCTTGTTGTTGTTGGATTTGTTTCTGTACTTCCGGAGGATTAATGTACGAAAGTGGGTTTTGGATTTGGAATTCTTGAAAGAAAGTTTTTGTTAAATTGTCAAAATTAATAGTACCAAGCCTTGTTCTTTCCACAAATTGCAAATAAGGGATTATAGCTTGAGAAAATTGAGCCTGTCTGGAAGATCTATTAAGCCTTTCAATAGCCCCAACACAAGTAAATTCCCAACAGTTATAGAAATCTTCAGCACTTAATATTTCAAATGGATTTGGGACATTTCCATGTATTTTATTCCATAATTCAGGGTCTAAAAACTGTCTGTTTAAGCATGCAAGTCGCTTTCCTAATTCTCTCATGACCATGTTTTCTATGATCTTAACCTTAAGACCAATACGACTATTCATGGTTCCTTCAATATAAGAGACCCCTTTAGCAGTATTGCCAAATGCCTCACCTAAATTACTTACCCCTTGAGAGGCATTTACCATGGCAGAAGCGTTTTGAATCTCATAGTCTATCTGTTGGATCTCTCTATAGGAGGAATTTGGG